CTAGCGAAAGCAAGAACTGAATCAACCGCTCCTAATCCTATCACCCGCGGGAACGGAGGGGGCAAAAATCACAAGAGTCCCATTGACATGACTGGGGAAGAGGTCATGAAGTGGGCGAACACATAAGGTAAAATACCATGGCTAATAATTTTAGTAATATTAATGACGCGGCTGGCGTAATCGCTAAAGCCGCAGCAGCGATGCTTGCCGACGAGTTGCAGTTCACTAAGTCAATTGCAACCGCCGAAGCGTCGGACTACAAGGGTAAAAACGGCTACTCCAACGGAGACACAGTATATGTCTCTAAGCCTGCCCGCTTCATCCCACAAGAGACTTTCGACATCACGTCTTCTATGCAAGACATTGTGGAAGAGGAAGTCCCTTTAACGCTAGACGTCAGTTCTACCGTAGGGGTGAACGTCACATCGACAGAGATGGCAACCGACGTACAGGTTAAGTCGCTAATTAAGCGGCTAATTAAACCGGCGGTTAGCGCGATTGCTCAAAATGTAGAGCAGCGTTTTCTGGAAAAAGCAACCGACGCTACGTTTAACGTAGTTGGCACGGCGGGTTCTACTTCTTTCGATACGGACACTATCCTTTCGGCTCGTGAGAAAATGAACAAGTTTCTTTGCCCTAAAGACGCCGACCGCTTCTTCCTCCAAGACTCCACGGCTGGCCGCGCTGCGGTTAATGCTCGCAAAGGGCTTTTTCAGTCTGCTAGCGACATTGCGAAACAGTATAAAATGGGGTATGTGGGCACTGCGGACGGTTTCAACTGGATGGAGAACGAGCTGCTCACTACGCACACAAACGGTAACGACGTAACCAGCGTACTTGTAAACGGCGCTACCGCTACAGGCGCCACCACACTTGCGATTGACGGGCTAACGACTACTACCGGCACTGTGAAAAAAGGTCAGGTGTTCACGCTGGCTGGCGTTTTTGCAGTGCACCCAATCACTCGCGCAGTGTATCCGTTCCTACAACAATTTGTTGTAACTGCGGACGCCACAGCGAACGGCTCGGGTGAAGCTACCGTAGGGATTAGCCCAGCTATCCACGCGGCTAGCGGGGTCGCTTCTTTGCAAAACGTTTCTGCACTACCTGCCGACAACGCCGCCCTCACATTTGTAGGGGCAGCCGACGGCGCGTACACGCAGAACCTTGCTTTCCACAAAAATGCGTTCCGTAAAGTATCGGTGCCGTTGGTTATGCCAACACAGGCCGAGTTTGCCGCGCAGGAAACAGTGAACGGCATCACGGTTGCAATCGTACGCGACTTTGATATTACAACTCGTAAGATGATTACTCGCCTTGACTTCTTAGGCGGGCTTGTCGCAGACCGTCCTGAGTGGGCGTGCCGCGTCACGAGCTAATCCGGAACGGGGGCAGGGTTTAACGACTCTGCCCCCGACCAACCTGCACGGAGGCAGTAATGGCTAAAAAAGACGAAGACCTTAAAATGACTCGCGGCAAAGACACTAAGTTTGCCCACCCCTCAAACGTGGCGCTTTTGACCACTCTAGGCTGGAAGCCCGCCAAGCCCGAACCTGAAGGTAAATAAGTATGGCAACCGCCCTTTCTCTCATCACTCGAGCCGCTAAGCTCCTCGGAGTTGTGAGGAAGGGTGAGTCCCTCGACGCGGACGAGGCGCAAGACGGCCTCGCTGCGCTAAACGAGCTACTCTCAAGCTGGTCAAACCACTCCCTTGTAGTAGCGGCGCGCACCCTTGAAGAAATCACCATTGTGTCCTCGGCGACATCCTACACCATCGCAGAAGGCGCAACTTTTAACACGGCCCGCCCTCTTAAAATCGAGTCGATGGTGCTTACCAGCGGCGGCACTGACCACCCTATCCAGATGGTAAGCGAGAAAGAGTTTGAGCGCATTACCGTAAAGAACGTGATAGGCGACTCATACCTTGCTACTTACGACAACGGCTTTCCTACCGGAACGCTCCGCTTCTACCCGCTGCCGTCGGCAGGCGACACGCTGCGCCTACTAAGTGAGAAGCCACTGGGTTCTATCGCCTCGCTGAGTACCGATGTGTCTTTGCCGCCCGGATACGACCGCGCTTTGCGGTTTAACCTAGCCGTAGAAATGGCGCCCGAGTACGGCATAGAGCCGACCCAGATGGTGCTACGCAATGCGATGCAGTCACTACGCAACATTACTATCGCGGCGGCGCGCAACCGCAAAATAGCGTACTGCCCCGCAGAAGGCGCCGAGCGCAATGTTTACACAGGGTATGTGTCATGAAGTTGGGGCTAGTAGGCCCGAGCTATCAAGCGCGCAGTCTGCCCTTTAACGCGCAGCGCTGCGTAAACTTGTACCCTGTGTCCGACGAGGGCAAACAGGGTGCGGAAGTATCGGCGCTCTACGGAACGCCCGGCTTACTCACTTTTGCCACAGTCGGCTCAGGCAGCATCCGAGGCGCTTTTGTGTCCACTAGTGGGCGGGCCTTTGTGGTATCCGGTCAGGAGCTTTACGAGATATTTGCAGACGGCACGTCTTTGTTGCTCTCCTTCATGAACACGACGGAAGGCGCTTGCACTTTTGCCGAGAATGCCAGCGAGCTTGCCGTATGCGACTCGTCCGACTTAAAAATACTCACCTACGCCGACAACACCGTGGTAGCTGCGGTACTGCCTTTCCCAGAAGCCCCGCTTTCGGTCACTTTTCAAGACCAGTATTTTATCGTAAATAGGGCAGGAACAGGGGAGTTTTACGTGTCTGGGCTAGGAGACGGCTTGACTTGGAACGCGCTTGACTTTGCGACCGCCGAGTCGAGCCCCGACTCCTCCGTGCGCGTTTACTCCGCTTACGGCCAGCTTTTCGTATATGGCCGCGCCACTACCGAAGCGTGGTATAACTCAGGCGCGGCAGACTTCCCGTTTGCCCGAGTAGAAGCCGCCAAGATGGAAAACGGTCTCGCAGCGGCAGCCACGGTGCTTAACGCCGACAATAGCGTGTTCTGGCTCGGCCAAGACCGCGACGGGCGCGGCGTAGTGTACCGAGCGCAGGGGTACACCCCCCAGCGGATAAGCACCAGCGCAATAGAGAAAAAGCTGCAAGAAGCGGCCTCCCTAGAGAGCTTTAGGGCATACTCATACCAAGAGGACGGCCACTTATTTTACGTCCTAACCGGCGGCGGGCTAGACACCACGCTAGTGTACGACATGTCCACCAAGTTGTGGCATGAACGCGCGTACCTGCGGTCAGACGGTCAATTCTCCGCACATCGGTCGTCATGCCACATCTTTGCGTTCGGTAAGCACCTTGTCGGCGACCGCGAGAATGCGAAGGTGTACGAGCAGTCCCTCGCATATTATGACGACGACGGGCAGGAAACGCTCCGCCAGCGCACTTTCTCGCACCTAACCAATGAAAACCGCCGTTTTACCATCAATTACCTCGATGTGTTTTTTGAGGCGGGAGTAGGGCTCACGAGCGGCCAAGGCTCCGACCCCCTCGCTATTTTGCAGACCAGCGCGGACGGCGGCAAAAATTGGTCAGATGAGATGTACGCCAGCATAGGCAAAATAGGCGAAACAGACACGCGGGCGGTCTGGCGCAAGCTGGGGCAGTTTAAGAGCTTCACAGCGCGCGTAAGTATCAGCGACCCGGTAAAAGTAGCTATCATAGGAGCGTATTCCGGATGAGCCTAATGCCCCCACCCCCGTTGCGAGAGCCGTTGCTCGACGCTAACAACACCGTGACCCCCGTGTGGGCGCTGTGGTTCGAGAAGGTAACGCAGCTAATCAAAGAGCTGTCTGCATGATTCGCCGCCTATCCCACAAGGGGGAGGTAGCGCTCTTGCTCCCCTGCATTGAGCATGACGCGCACGCGGTAGGGTACGACCTAAACAGCATCAACTACGATAAGCTAGTAGGGATGTTGGAGGCGTGCTTCGATAACTCCGCAGTCTATGTGGCTGAAGTGGAAAATAAAATAGTTGGCATAATGGTGCTTTGTCTGGTAGAGTTGTACTGGTCAGACGGCCACGTGCTTACCAATCTAATTTACTGGGTTGACAAAGAGCATCGCAAGTCCCGCTTTGGGGTAAGTTTACTAAAAGCGGCTAAAGACTATGCAACGGAACGCAACCTAACTTTTGAGTTGCGCGTAGAATCCTACCAAGATTTAGATAGAAAAGAGCAGTTTTTTGTTAAGCAAGGGTTCGTACCTTGCGGCGGGAACTACAAGTTTAGAGGTTAGATATGCCCGGTTCAGTAATAGGCGCAGTAGCAGGCCCAGTAATAGGCTCCGTACTCGGCGGCATCAGTGGGAATAAAGCGGCGAAGACGCAAGCTGCCGCAGCAGAACGCGCTGAGGAAATTCAGAAAGAAATGTACGGCCAGACGCGGGAAGACCTCGCGCCGTACCGCGCCAGTGGCGTCCCTGCGAATAAAAGATTAGCTTACCTCATGGGGTTAGACAGCGCGGCTTTTGACCGCGACGCTGTCCGCGAGCAGATGAGAACGCAGTACTTCGGTGACGCCGACGCGAGCGCGTCGGACGGTCCTAAC